AAAGTATTGACCTAGGTTGTGAGCCGATGTAGAAATCTCCCGCCATGAGCAACACCAAACATAGCAGAGCGCAAAAGCTCGCCATTATCGAAGCCACAGTGAAAGAGAAAACACACAAAATTATGCACGTTAAGATGCCGCTGGAGCTACACGCTAAAATCAAAGCAGAAGCAGAGCAACTAGGCATGAAGCTGGGACGCTATGTCTGCGGATTGATCGAGAAAGGGAAGGAGGCAAGCCGTGGTTGACTTCATCAAAGCTCATCCCTTTTTTGCCATGTTCTGCCTCATCGTGGGTTTTTACATTGTGGCATTTACGCTCAGCCTAATTAACCCGCCGAAAGATGATTATGAAGACTAAATTCCTACAAGCGTTTTACACGCTCGCAACCGCACTCATGGCTGGAGCTGTCGCATGGGTGATTTTACCTTAACCAAAATAAGAAAATGAACACACAACTAAAAAAAGGCGACAAGTGCCAAACCAAGCAAGGCATTGTAATTTATGACCACAGGCAAGCGGATAACTGGCATTGCTGCCGAATGGAAAAAAACGGAGATATTTTGTATTTTCGCTTAACTCAGCTAACCCGCATACCTAGCCACGCCGAGCGAATGCAAGCCATGCTAAACATTGCTTGGGACGCTGAAAACCGCTTGGAGGACAACGAAACAGTGCAGTTGAAAGTCGGAGAGTTTGTTGAGTTTGCGCGGCATTATTGCGCTATCAGCGACCAACTGGATGAATGTATCCAATGCTTCAAACTAAACGCAAAGACGCATCTGACTTTTGCCAAGGAAACAGAAAAGATACTGAAAGGGGAAGAGCCATGAGCACAAAAATGAAAACATCGCCAACACAGCTATCCTTGGCGCACCTGCGCAAGACCTGTGATTTGGTGGAAGTCGTGGAGAAGTGGAATAGTTTCGTCAAGATTCGCCAAGACCTATTCGGCATCATAGACATACTGGCATTGAGCGGCACCGAGACAATCGCCGTGCAAAGCACCTCATGGAGTAATGTGAAGAGCCGTGTAGATAAGATGAGCGAGTCACCAAACATATCAGCAATTCGTGCAGCAGGATGGAAAATCCTTGTTCACGGATGGAAGAAGAACACAAAAACGAATAGATACGAACTGAAAGAAATAGACATATCATGAGAAATACACCAATAACGGATGAACTAGCAAGACAATTTGCAGGAAAACGACTATCCAGCAGAGAGGCTGGTGCAGTTTGGAGCCTTTGCAGGGACTTAGAACGCGAGCTTGTTGAGGCGAAAAAGCAGCGCGATGCGTTGGCTGAGGCGTTGGAGCTTTTCCTAAGCAGAGTGCGTTACACTTCCGTTTTTATGAACGGAAATCCAACAGGAGGCACTTTTGATTATCGGTCACATGGATTCGATGCTGAGGTTGAACTTGCGCACAAAGCCCTAGCAGCCACGAAAGGAGGTGACGCATGAGTGACACACCGCGCACAGACGCAGCCTCGCGCATGGCTTTCTCCGGCGAATACATGGTGCCAATTCAGGACGCACAGAAGCTAGAGCGCGATCTTGCGCAGTCTAAAGAGGCGAATGCAGGACTCATGCGCGCCTGTGACAACCTAGAAAGCCAGCTTGCCGATGCGAAAGAAACCATCGAAATGCTAGAAATACGACACGGGGCAACCATGCTTTGCCATCAAGCGCAAATGGACGAAATCACCAAACAGCGCGATGCGTTGGCGGAGGCTTTGCGCACAGCGTCCGAACGATTTAGAAATCCAAAATATGGATGTATGTGGGATGATGCCGCTGATGATATTGACAAAACATTATCCGCAGTGAAAGGAGGGAGCCATGAGTGAACGCGCGCTAGAACTAGCGACCGCGCTGGAGGCTGAGCTGCTGGCTCAATGCGACAAGCTGGAGGTGACGATGCAGCGACCAGAGTTCGCATCGTTTCCAATCGACGAACGCGCCCAGATCGAGCGCAAACATGCAGAAATCAGTGGACTGCTGACTCAAGCGGATTTTATCAAGTATCAAATTTCGAGATTATGAACACACCAGAACAACAACTTCCCCAATAAACCATGCCCAATCTATTACAATACCCGCACGACAAATGGACTATTCACCAAAATAAAACTGGTGATGATTATTCTGCCGCGACTTATTCTCCATCAACCGAAGCCGTGCAATACGCAGATTACATCCTAAATCACTACTCGCGATATAGTCATGCCGACAAATTGTGCCTTGCCATCGATCTGGAGAAGCGCGGATGGAAAAATGATAATTCTAACATGCCTTTAAAAACAACTATGAACATGACAAAAGAACTATCGCAATCCCTGCTTGCAGCCTGCAAAGCGGCTGGGATTGAAAAGCCCAGGTATATCGCACAGGACAAAGATGAACCGTATGTATGGCATTATGACTTGAAACCAGACACAGACGATACAAAGGAATTAGACATGTGGGCTGTTGACAACGGGAACGCAACGAAAATTCACCACCCACCCTACGCCGACGACTGGCAAGACAGCTTGCTTGAGTGGGTAGAGCCGCAAGAGATGTTGCCAACTGTGTTTATACCGCATGAAGGCGAGCCACTAGCGGACGTTCTGGCACGGCATCCTGACACCAGCAAAAAGATTGATGACGCTATCAGGATCGGCTATCACAAGCACGTTGTAAACGGCGATGGCTTATGCTGGAGCCGTGCCAATGACTACCGCCAAGGATGGCAGGATGCGCTTGCATGGAAAGGGGCGCAAGTGACTGATCCCTACGAGCGAGAAGCGGCAAAAGCGGCAATACAAACGCTTGAACGCGAGATTGCCAGAGTAACAGAGCAACGCGATGGCGCATTCAGCCTCATCCAATACGCTGGAGAACTACTGGGCGTTACACCTCAGGAGCATAAGTCAGCGCACGGATTTAAGGTATTACAAGCTATCAAGGATTTGATCGAGCAAGCGAAAGGAGGCGGCGATGACTAACAAACAAAAGCAAGCGCGGGTCTCTCACGTTTTCCGCAAGCGCAAGAGCTTATGGTGGGTAATGCTAGACAATCGCAACCCCGCATGGGAGAGAGCTTACGCGCTTGGATGGGAAGGCATGAGGAAGCGACATAAACAAAAACCAAATCAACAATAAATATGAACGAACTAATCGACAAAACAAGACAATGGTTCCACGACAAGGGGATCATCGCGAACAGCACACCGCTGAAACAACTCGAAAAGACCCAGGAAGAACTAACTGAGACGCGAGACGCTGCGGTCAAGTTGAAATTCCTAGGTGAGATTGTGGAATTACAATCTGGCGTTGGTGTTGACGAATGTCTTGATCTTCTCAACGAAATCAAAGACGGAATCGGCGACACAGTGGTCACACTCATCGGAGTCTGCGAAATGTATGGTTTTACACTTGAGGAATGTCTTCAGATGGCTTACGATACAATTTCCAAGCGGAACGGCACAATGATCGACGGCATTTTCGTGAAATCAAACTAATCCCCAACTAATAAACAACATGCAAATACTAAAAGCAAACATAGGACTACAAAAGATCGAAGGCGTGAAAGTTTTCGACACAAAAACAGGCGAGAAATTCGTCGCAATCCCAGTAAAAGCAGCGAACATCTTCGTCTCGGACAAGGGTGGGATTTACCTGAATTGCGACATTCTTGAGAACAAGAAAGGCGAGGATCAGTATGGGAATACCCACATGATTACACTCGACATCGGCAAGGATCGACGTAGCGCAGGTGAAAAAGGCGTGATCCTCGGCAACTGCAAAACGCTTACGATTGGTCAATCTCAGAAGCTGAAAGATGACCAAGAGGACGATATTCCATGGTGACACTTTATAAACCTTCCTCGCCCAGCATTGGCTGACGCGAAGAAAACCCCCTGCCGCATCGTTCAGGCGCGGCGGGGCAACAACTCTCAAGAACACACAACATGAAACCACTACAACTACTACACATTGTTATCCAAACGCCAAAAGGCGACATCTCACGCGAACAAATTAAGCATTTGATTTACGGAATGAGTATTTACCGCGCTGTATTCCTGCTCGAACTGGCGCAATACGACACTCCAGTCAGGACAAATGAGATGACATTAGCATCACAAAAGTGCTGCGACCACCGATATCTAAAAGGATGGAAAGGGCATGAGCGTTATATCACTATGGTTAAGCACGAGCAGTTTACCAATCCTCACTCTTACTGCACTTATGTCTTGACGGGAAAAGGGCGTGAAGAGGCAAGAGAGATTGAAGCTAATTTACAGCAAATGATTGATAACGTATCGAACCAAAACAGAAAGATTGCTTAATATGAACACACAACCAAGCACAACAAAGAAGATAGAAGCATGGCTTCTCAAAGGACACAAGATAACACCACTGCAAGCACTCCAGAAATGGGGATGCATGAGACTGGCGGCACGGATTGCAGAACTCCGTAAAAAGGGTATTGCTATCAGCACTACGAAGGTGAAATCCAACGGTAAAACCTACGCACAATATAAAGCCCTATGAAAAAAAGAGCTAAGAGAGCGAGCGATGAAGGGTTCAGTATGATTTGCGGCAGACCGAGACACAAGCCGTGGGAGCAAAAGGCGACAATCGTTTTACGCTTATCACAGGAGACGTATCAGCGCATCAGACGGTTATCCTTGCGTAACAAGTGCAACCCTAGCCAAGCGGCAGAGTTGCTCATGCGCACGGAAGAATCTGAGAGGATCGAGCCGACAATGCCGATTGACTACTCATTCCTAGAAAAGAAAGGCAACAGCTACACAGTATTAGACATTCTTAATTTACCATGAACACACTAAGAGGATTTCCAAAACGATACGAGGATGCCCCACCAGCGACAGGTGACGGATGGTTGGCAAACTATGCCAAAGCACTAGCTACAACCGATTCTGGGGGCATTACGATCCTTTACGGAGGATATGGCACAGGCAAGACACGCATGGCTTGGGAGGTGGCTAGGGCGCATAAGTCCAAACGTCCAACAATCAGCAATGGTGGCATTGGATGGACGACAAGCACGAAGAAACGCCCGATGGTTTACACCACAGCAGTGAACTTGTTCTCAACGATCAAATCTACTTACACTTCTGGATCTGGCAAATCAGAAAAGGAAGTTGTGTCAGATTACTGCGAAGCTGCCTTGCTGGTGATAGATGAAGTCCAGGAGCGTGGGGAAACACAATACGAGGATAGACAGCTAACCGCTATCATTGATGCGAGATACGCCGCAGATATGCCGACGATCCTGATTTCTAACTATACATGGGAGAGATTAGCATCTACGCTATCTCCAGCCGTGATTGATCGAATCGAGGAGAACGGGGCGAAACTATCGTTTGACTGGAAAAGCTACAGAACCAAAACAAAATGAACACAGAACCATACCAACGCCTAGAAAACACCGCGCTTGTTTTTGCAGCGCGATACACTCACCACCGTAACACAGGAGCCACGCTATTGCTTGTCCGATGCCTGATTTTTAATTGGCAGCGCATTGATCAAACTACGCGCGATCAAATCTTGCGCGAAGCATGCCAAGACGCTACGACCAACCGCGACGACTGGCAGGTGCTTTTCGATCACGCAAACTACAAACCAACTGACCGATGAGCACAGAATCAGACACGCCGAGGACGGATGCGCTAATGCCAGACCAATGGTATAAACGCACCATGTTCGACCAAATTCAAGTCTTGGAAGCGCACTCTCGACAACTAGAGCGCGAGCTAAATGATGCAATGGCAGCACTGCGGAACTTGACAGATGAGATCGGCAGGCACGAAGGCGCAAGCATGATGCACCCACGATTAACCAGAGCCATTACAGTGGCGAACAAACTAACCACAAAAACAAAATGAACACACTACCAAATGACGTTGCCCGATGCAAGGGTGTGGGATTCGATGAGGACGGAACATGGGACTGGCGCGAAGGATGCGAGACATGCTTGCGCAGGACAGCACCGAGAAATGGCGTGCATTTCTTCATCGAACCGCCGAAAATCATCGCTTTCGAGTGCGAATACCTTATTGAACCAACCGAGATAAAACCATGAAATACAAAGAACGAATCACACAAATGACTATAACACAAGTTGATGAACCACTACTTTCAGAGACGGCAACAATAATTACTATTGAAGACGATGGGGTAGGTGAATATCTTTCGATCTTCCAACCAATAGGAAGCGGCAAAGACGCAATCAACATTGATCCCGATGAATGGGTGGTAATGAGATCAACTATTGATCGAATGTTTGCAGATATTAAAGAAAATGGAAACAATGAACACACAGCTAAATGAGCTACACTTATTTGCAGGAGCAGGGGGAGGTATCCTTGGCGGGATGCTTTGCGGACATACCACAGTATGTGCTGTCGAGATTGAACCTTATTGCCGAAAAGTCTTACTCCAAAGACAGCGAGACGGAATCTTGCCAAAGTTCCCAATCTGGGATGATGTGCGAACCTTTGACGGAAAACCATGGCGCGGACTTGTTGATGTCGTGTGCGGTGGGTTCCCCTGCCAGGACATCAGTTGCGCTGGAAAAGGAGCGGGGATTGATGGTGAACGCAGCGGATTATGGGTTGAATTTGCAAGAATCATTAGCGAGGTTAGACCTAGATACGCATTCGTGGAAAACTCTCCAGCAATCACTTTTCGAGGACTTGGAAGAGTCCTTGGTGACCTTTCCATGTTGGGGTTCGATGCGGAATGGGGAGTTGTTTCTGCCGAAAATGTCAGTAGTCCTCAAGAGCGCAAAAGATTTTGGGCGTTTGCGGAATTTAATCCAGGCTCAACAGCAATACAAACAGATGACGGATGGAAGTGTAAGTGGTGCAAAAGAGGAGTTATGTCTGGATGTGAGTGCGACCACGGAGAATGGAAGTGCAACGAATGCGAAGAATGGACATACCCATTTTATTATGATGAATGGGACGGTTGCTCGCACTGTGGCTCCGAAGATGTGGCTAACACCTCAGGCAAACGAGGATGCCGCAGGAACCCCAAACGGCAATATGCAGAAGATGCTTGGAAATCATCCATTGATTCGTGGGACGACACTAGAGCAATGGAAATCTGGAACTCTGAACCCAACGTGGATCGAGTGGCTAATGGGATTTCCTCTAGGGTGGACAGACTGCGATGCCTCGGCAACGCTCAAGTTCCAGCAGTGGCTCGACTCGCATGGAGTATCTTAAATCCTTAGCTCTCCACCTGCTTATAGACATTGACATATCGCCCCTTGATTAACATCTTGCGGCAAGTCAACTCCCCCTTCTCATGCATCCTTTTCACCCTGTTTCTGATGGGGTGATAAGGTTTGCCCATCTTCTCCACAACCATCTCGACGGTGAACTCATCTGGATGTATTTCAACTTGGTTAAACTGTTCTATAATCCAGTCCATTCCGCTTACTTTTGGTATGCTCTTTGCCATTATGGGATGTATTTACGTTGATGGAATAGTGGTAGGTCGCCCTTATCGGTCGTTCTTGCGTCTAGGATGATGCAGGAAGGCTCCGAGATAGCATCGGGGACTACTTTGTAGCCGTGACGGGTAAGACCTTGCCACGCGCCTGTTATGAGCGATGCTTGGTTGCCGTCTGTCCAGATGCCGTGACGGTGGCGATGCGCACGGCAGATGACGGATGGCACACGTCTGCCTACTCTAGCACGGGTATGGGTGATGACACCGAGGGCAATGCTGTGCGCTCCTGCTTCCAGATACGGGCGGGATGTTGCGGAAATGTGGTGAGCAAAGTTAACTAGAGTTCCGTTAATCTCGATGTCTAGGTTATCCCATGCGTTTTGTCCATTCTCAGGATTCTTGGATGCACCTAGTGCTTTACCAAGACGGATCTCGTCATTGCGGGTATGGCACTCAGTTCCCTTAATA